TCGAAGCCGCCCTTGAGGATGGCCTCGGCCGTGGTCTGCTTGCCGTAGCGGGAGATGCCCATCTCGCCGACGGGCACCTTCTCGACCTTGTAGCGGGAGAGCGGGGTCACGTCGCCCTCTTCGGGCGTGGTGGTGTTGAGGGAGCCGGTGACCTTGTACTGGTACAGCGCCTGACCGGCAGCGGCGGTCTCGGCCGGGAAGAGGCCGAGGATCTGCTCGAACTGATCGTACTCATGGCGGAAGTTCTCGACGAACTCCTGGTCGAGAGCGCTGCAGATCTGCGCCGTGGTAATCGCGTTGGTCTGTGCGGGCATGCTGGTTCCTCCTTACTGGAACAGCTCAGGGTGCGCCGCACGCGCGCGGATGCGCTCGCGCGGGTCCTTGATCTTTCGGATGTCGTCGGCGGTGATGGCTGGCTTGCCGGAGCCGTGGTCGTCGACGTTGGGGTACGCGCGGGACTTCGTGGCCTTGGCCAGCTCTGCGGCCTGCGAGGTGAGCTCCTCCTCGGTCGTGCCGGAGAGCATGGAGACGAGCGCCACGGGCACGCCGCAGGCAGCGGCTACCCTGCCCACGAGCTCGGCGCGCTCGGCGGTCGCCTTCAGCGCGTCGCGCTCGGCGACGACGGCGTCGTAGTCGGCGTGCGCCTCGGCGGCGGCCTTCAGGTCGTCGTAGTCCGCGTACTTGGTGCGCTCGCGCTCCAGGCGGCTCTTGACCTTGGCGTCAAGCTCCTCCTGCGTGAACGTGCGCGTGCCGCTGCCAGGCTGGCCAGCTGCACCAGCCTGGGTCGTGCCCTCCCCTGCGGGAGTGTTTGCCCCAGTCGCCTGGGTGTTGTCGTCGGCCATGTCGGCCTCCTCTCCCCGCCCCAGCGGGTGTCGGTGCGGCAGGAACCCCAGCCGCAATGGGTAGGTATGAAAAAGGCCCCATGCGGGGCCGTTTTCGCGTTGTTGCTAGCGCCTGTTGCGCTTCTTGGCGTTGGATGCCGAGCGCTCGTAGGCAGCGAGTATCTTCTTTCGCTCGTCCGCTTCGGTCGTGCCGTTGCGCTCGGCGCGCTCCTTTGCCTTGGCGTCGATGGCATCCTGCCACCTTTCGTAGATGGCCCTTGGGTCGTAGCCCTCCACGCCGCTCGCCTTCCAGCTCGGGACGGTGCGGCAGTCGCATCCGCTGTGCGCATGGCTCGCAGCCGCCTCGCTCTGGTAGACGAACCCGCGGCTTGCGAGCATCAGGCAGAAGTCGCACGTCTCAGCACCGTCTGGCACGCGCGCATAGCGTGGCCTCCGGCTGTCGCGGCGCCCGTTGATGAGCACCGCCTCGTTGGCCGCGACCTTCGTCTCGTAGTCGAGCCGTTCGAGGCAGAGCGCCACGAACTCGTCGGGCTTGCCGTCGACCAGCTTTTGTGCGAACGCATGAACGGCCCCGTCCGTGGCGTCCGGGTTGCGGCCGCTGCTCGCGACCGCCCCCATTGGCGCGCCCAGCTCAATCTCGCGCAGCCCGTCATAGAAAGCAGCCGCGAGCACGGCGGCTTGGTCTGTTGCGCCGCCGCACCATATCTGCATCGCGGCTATGACCTGCTCGCGCACGGTGGCCACGTCCTGCGACATGTCGATTGACGCGAGCGCGTCGGCCAGGCCCTTGCGCGCGCTCTCGCTGACACGGTTGATTGCGCGCGTGAACCCGTCGACGTGGGAGCGCGGGATCTCGGCCATCGCTACTCACCAGCCGAGAAGATTGCGTTGAACGCCGCGGCGCTCGCCGCCCTCGTCTCGTCGCTCTCAAGGCGCGCGATGGTCGCCGAGTCGAAGCCCAGCATCTCGCGTCCGACCGACGTCTTGCCGAACCCGTCGTCCACCGAGCTCACCATCTGCACGAAGCTCGCCCGGGCGTTGAGGCTCGGGATGGTCGGGTTCGCGAAGTGCGCCGAGACGGAGCGCTGGCGCTCGGTGAGCTGGTCGGTCGGGATACCCTCGTTCACCGCCATCGCGCACATGGCCACGCGCCGCAGGGTCCACTTGTCGACGGCGATGTCGTCCTCCGCCACCAGGCAGATGTCCTCGCGCGCCGCCTGGATCGCGTCTGCGCTGCTGGGGTTGTCGGTGGTGATCCCCAGGCTCGCCAGTGGCACGCCCGAGGCGCCCGACACCAGGCTCGCCAGCATGCGCAGGCTCGCTATGTAGGGCTCGGGGCTGGATGCCGTGAGCTGCGTGAGCGTGGGCGCCTGCCCCTCCCCGTTGACGCCCGCGAGCAGCATCCGGTCGTTGTACGTCGCGTCCTTGCCCTTGGCCATCAGAGCGTCGTACTGCTCGTCGGAGAGGCCCAGCAGGGCTCGCATCGGCTGGCTGTAGACCGAGGCCGCGACCTCGTGGTTCCACAGCACCCGCACGGCGTCCTCGGTGTAGCAGCGGATGGCGCGCGTGATGCGGCTCTTGCCGAAGGGGCGCTCGCCGCTGCGCTTGTGCACGAACGCGAAGAACATCGGGTCGCGCTCGGGTACGCCGACGGACTCGGCGCGCCAGTGCGAGGGGTCCGCGCGCCTGATGACCGTGACCGCCCCCGGCGTGTAGAGGTTCACCTGCGTCGGCACTGCCGCGCTAGACCAGGGCGTGCGCTCCATGCGCGCCACGCACATGCCCGCGCCCACGAAGCCCGGCCTGCGCTCCGGGTCGGGCAGCGCGGCGGCGTCGAGGGCGTTGTGCATGCGCACCCTCACGCCGGAGGGCGTGTTGTTCACGGCGCAGAACATGGGGCCGTGGACCAGCTTCGAGGTGAGAAACGAGGCGTACTCGTTCACCACGTTGCTGGCGTCCATGATGGCGTCGAGCGTCTCGTCGGGCCCGTCGCTCGTGACGAAGGACTCGAGTCTGATCCGCTCCGCCAGCTTGTCCACCACGGCCTCGGGCCAGTAGCAGACCTGGTCGTTCTCGAGCTGCTTGGCGCTCACGCGTCGCCCGCGGTCCTCGACAACGATCTCGCCGTCGTAGTAGCGCGAGAGCGTCAGGTTCCTGCGCATCGTCGACGCGCCAACGGTCACGAGCTGCTCGATGACGGGACGGAGCTCGTCTGGCAGTCCGTCCGCGTCGCGTATTCCCGAGAAGCCGATCATCCGGCCCTCCCTCCGCTGTCTGAGTTGCTTGCCGTCATGGCCCCGCGCAGCGCCAGCGCAGCGCTCTCCGCGGCGACGCACGGCACGTCGGGCCCGTCTGCGAACCCGACCCCGCTGCGCCCGACCTTGCGCCTGCGCGCCAGCGTCACCGAGTCGGTCAGCGGGCCCTGCCCCATGTGGGCGAGCTCGTGCCTCCCGACCGCGGTGAGCAGCATCGCGCAGGCCTCGATGTAGCCAGACGTCCCCGCCTCGTAAGCGCGGCGCCTGGGCACGCCCAGCTTGCGCACGCGCAGGATGAAGTCCGACGCGCCGCTCTGGCCGTCCGCGATGACGCACGCGAGGTGCCTCTTGTGCTCGGCCACGTAGTCGAGCGCCGCGTCGATCCCCCCGTAGGCGGGCAGCACGTCTATGAGCTCCACGTACGGCAGGCCCGATCCTGGCACCACGCACACGCACAGCGCCACCAGCTCGCCGTCCGGACTGAACTTCACGCCCAGCGCCGCCTTGCCGTCCTCGGGGCCGAGGGCTGCCGCCGGCGGCACCTCGCACGCGGCCCAGTCCTTGGCGTCGAGGAACGTGCGCTCGGCCTTGGCCTTCGGCAGCCAGTAGCCCAGGCGCTGCTGGGCGAACGTGAGCGGCTGGCGGTACAGGCCAAGCTCCACGTTCGGGGCGCTCGGCTGCAGGTTGAGGCCCATCGCCGGGTTCACGCGCCACCAGACGTCCTCGTCGAGGTGGTTGCCGAACCCCTCGTCGCCCTCTGGCATGAGGTCGTTCACCGACCACTCCGAGAGCGACACCAGGCCGTGCTCCCCCGAGTCCTCGCCGCTGACAACAGCGTCGCGCATGCTCTGGAACACGTCGCCCTTGCTGTCGGGCGTGGGCGGCGTGCCGAGGTAGACGAACTGCGAGTTCTTGAGCGGAGCCGACGACGAGGTCGAGACGAAGGCCTTCTGCTGGACCTCGGTGAGCTCCTGCGCCTCGTCGCCCATGATGGCGTCGACGGTGAAGCCGATGCTCGCGCTGTTGGTCCTCGTGGCGAAGTAGACCGCCCCGCCTCCGTACTCCGGCTTGAAGAAGATGGCCTCCTTCGAGATGGCCTTGCGCACGGACCTCACCATGCGGTTGAGCCACGGGTACTCGCACCTCGGGTCGTTGGCCTTGGTGCCGTAGTAGTGCTGCATTCGCTCGAAGATCTCCACGGCGGTCGAGTACTGGTGCGCCGAGTAGAGGATCCTCTCCCCGCGGAACGGCAGGCCCGCCTTCTTCCTCACCAGGGGCAGCACGCACACGCCCCAGTCGATGCGGGCGAGCGCGAGCTCGGTCTTGCCGTTCTGGCGCGGGACCTCGAGCAGGTTGCGCGGGTGCACGTAGCGCAGCCCCGGCCCGAGCGCCAGCCAGTCGTCCAGGACGGGCAGCTGCCACGGGTTGAGGGTCACGCCCTTGTTCACGCGCTCCCACTCCGCCACGAAGCGTCCCATGGTCACGTCGTATGGCGCCGCGACGTGGAAGGTGGGCTCCTGGCAGCCGATCCGCTCAGCCATCGGGCGTCGCGGCCGCGAGCGCCGAGAGGTCGGGCATCGCGGCCAGCAGGTCCGCCATGGGGCCAGCCATGTCGGGCTCGTCGGGCAGCGCGCCGGGGCCCGGCGACTGCAGCTCGGCTATCTGCCGCAGCGTCTCGCGGTACTCGCGCGAGAGTGACGTGAAGGCCTGCATGGAGATCTCTCCGCGCAGGCACGCGTACTGCATGTCGCGCAGCTCGTAGAGCCTGCGCAGCTGGTCGTTCTCCGGCGCCAGCGGGTCGCCCTCGATCTGCTCGAGGGCCGCCCTCACGCGCTTCTCGCCCTCCACCTCCGAGAGGCCGAGCGCCTTCGCCCTGCGGTACACCGTGGTGCGCGAGCAGCCGAGCACCTCGGTGTAC